GACAGCACCTATTTCACTGCTAATATTGGGTGGTGAAGCATACGGTAGTGTGTGGTTATATCAAAATAAATTACAACTAATAGATGCCACATATCCTGTAATAAGTGGTTTCTTAGTGTTTACACAATCAGCATTTAATAACTTCTATAAACAATATAAATTAAGACAACAAATAAAAGGGCAGTTTGGTACTTACATATCCCCGGACTATGTTGATATGTTAGTTAAAGATCCTAGTTTAATGAAATTAGGTGGCGAAAGAAAAGAAATGAGTTTTATGTTTGCTGACATAGTCGGCTTTACACCCATATCAGAAAAGTATATGAAGGAAGATGATCCTGAAGGATTAGTAGAATTAATTAACGGCTTCTTAGATAAAATGACTAAGATAGTTTTAAAGAATGGTGGCACCATAGACAAGTTCATGGGCGACTGTATCATGGCGTTTTGGAATGCTCCACTACCTTGTGATAATCATGCTGAAATGGCAGTTAAAACAGCAATAGAAATTGAACTGCTAGGTGACGAACTAGAAAAAGAAATGGAAGAACGTGGCTTGCCTAGAGTTAAATTTGGTACTGGTGTAAACACAGGTACATGTATTGTTGGTAACATGGGTGCTGAAACTAGATTAGATTATAGTGTTGTAGGAGATGCTGTAAACTTAGGTGCTAGATTAGAAGCACAAACACGTCAAGAAGACACACCAATTATTGTTTCTGAATTTACATACATGGAATGTCCTAACATAGCATTTTCTCAACTAGGCGAGGTTACTGTTAAAGGTAAAGAACAGCCTGTTAAAATTTACGCACCGTTATTTGAAGGTGAAGTAAGAAAACTATACAAATAATTATTCGTCAGGTGACCAATGTTCCATTGAACGGAACACACTTCTTGATGTTACAAGGTCTTTTTTAAGTTCAATAAGATATAAAAATTCAAAAGGCTTATCGCCTAACTTTTCTAAAGGGTAGTGGAACGTAGAACTTATTTTGTCAATTGTTCTTATGTCTTTGGTAATACAATTTATTATACTATTACGCCACTCACTGTCTAAAAACAAGTCTACAACAATTTGATGTGCTTCATTTTCAGGGTTATAAGCATTCATTATGTTTAGTAATTCATAATATAATGCTCTAATAGGATTTAAATTGGGTCTATATTTTTTTAATACTTCAGTTATTCGCCATTTATCTTCTTTTGTACACTGGTTATTATAAAAATGTAAATAATCTTCCATAAAAGATTCTAACACATTATCAGCACTTTTCTTTATTTTGCTTGATAATAATCTTTTTAATTTTACAGCAACCTTTTTGTGATAGTCTGATAGTTGGTCACTATATCTTTTAGATAGATATTCTAAATTCATTGTGCCATCTAAAAACTCAATAGGTATTTCGCTAGATTTAGCAAACTTTATTAATAAAGATTCAAATCTTACTAGTCTAAAATCAATTATGTCCGACATTCTTTTTATGTAACTCCAATATAGTTTGTAACTTATCTCTACCTTTGTTGTAAAGTAAAGTTGCTCTAGCACCTTCATGTAATGGTTTAGGCCAATTGCCTATATTTACCCAAGCATAACCACAACTCTCGCCGTTTAAAGTAGGTAAAAACTCATCATCTATGACTGCTACAAAACTATAATACATAAAATTCCTGTCTTTGCTTTGATACACGTCTATTGGATTAAGTTTACTTATATCTGGAACAATACCTAACTCTTCTTCGACTTCTCTAATTAGTGCTTCATATGGCGATTCGTTTTTTTCAACAATACCGCCCCAAAATCCCCAAGTGTGTTTTTGTCTTTTGTCGCTGTTTCTGAATTGAAGTAGAACTCTGTTGGTTTTAACAGATAAAAATACAGCACCAACGCCAACGACGCCAGTGAAAGGAGTTATAGGACTAGTGTCCAATACCCCGGGTTGTACTCCCCTTCGTATATGCTCATCCATTGATTGCCCGTCCATCTATAAACTTTATTAGTATTTAAGTTTTTAGTGGTGGTTCCACTAGCAGTAATGGTACTGGCATCAAAAGATACAGTCCATCCACTACTGCCATATTCAATAATGTCATCTGCGGAGGCAGTTACATTCCAATTTGTAAATCCAGAACCTAAATCTTCTGTGATTAGATAACGTTGACCGTATGCTAAAGCAGGTAAAGTACCATCACCTGGATAATTTTTAGTTGGATCTATAATTTTGTTTACATCGCCAATTGTTGATGTAGGTAAAGTGTCAGCATCAAGATTAAATACCAATTGTGTATCATCTGAAGGATTTAAAGATATAGTACCTGCTATGTCTTGCGTATCGTCGTCTAGGTTATCAATAATCTTTAATTTTAATAAACTAACACTATCCGTTATTGGTTTATCATACATCTCTAATAGGTCTTTCCATTTTATAGAGTTAACGCCTGCTGAGTCTTTCAGTGTAACAGCACCGCCAACTACTTGTATTTTATAATTACCTGGTGTAACAATTACCCTTGACGATAAATCAAAATTTCTGAAGAAGTCATAGATATCTTCGTCATAACCTAAATCAGTAAGATTTTGTCCACTAAAGTCAGCAAAGACATTTGTTTGTATTTCATGTATAATACTCTGACGTTTTACTTTTGCTGGTGGATTTATCCAAATTGGTAACTGGAATGTTAATGTAGCAACATCTATTTGTTCATCAACACCCTGTGGTAATGTTCTGTTATTAAACTGTACATCTGTTAATTCTACTTCTACAATCTGTGTCCAATCAAACGGATTTGTGTTTTGTTGTAATTGTACAGTTGGATTAAAAAGCACTAAAATCTGTTCCATAAGTTGAAGTTTGGTATCTGTATTAGGTGTCCATATGTCAACTTGCATAGATAAATTAAACGGAACAGGCATATATCTGTTTATAGTATATTGATTACCTTGTTCTGTACCATATGATTCTGTGCTATCATTAAATTTTCTTTCAGATACTGATTTTGTATCTGTAAAAAACGGATCTTGTGTTCTATCTCTTGCTAGTGCTAAACTGGCAATACTTACACCAATAAATGGTGTGCTGTTAATAACGTTTTCTGAATTTTCTCTAAGTAAATGAGAAACCATTCTGCTTGGATCAGCATACCTAACAGGTACAGTATTATATTTTATGTCTTCGCCATTTCTGGCTCCTTCTTGAACTTTAAAAGCATGAAATATTCTAATAAATTGTAGAATATATCTTCTTATTTGTTCATCATACCAATATTGCATTATTAATTATCCGTCTTTGGTTTGACAATTTTGCTAACGTATGTTCTTTCATTCGCAGTTGAATTGTCTGTGTTTGTTGTTGTAGTGGCATTATTTATAAACGAATCTAATATTCTATTAGCACTCGAGAATACTCGTTTGCTATCATCAGCAACTTTAACCCAACGAGAACCTTGCTTTTTGAATATTCTGCTTGGACTAAAATCTGTTCTTAAGAAATAATCACCATCTGCTGATGCTAATGGAAATGTTATACCACTACCAAGTAATGTAGCACCATTTGGTGCCCCTTCAATAGTACCAATGAACGGCTTGCCTTTGGCATCTTCATCTACATATAAATGAGCACCTGCGGCATAATACGGATCATGTGGAACATTATTTTCTGCTTGTTGTACAATAGCATCTGAAATATCAATTTCATCTTTATATGTGCTAATAACATTTCGTAAATCGTCTTCTTCGTCGCCATAGCCAATAATATCTCTGTATTCTTGACTGTCGCTTATTGGTCCTAACTTGACTCTCCATATATGTGGCCACCAATTTGGATCAAATCCTTCTGAAGGCCTACTTGCGTCAGTTACAACATAAAATCTATTAATGGCATCTTTGCGTTCGTCTAATAATAAGTCATCTCTTAAATGAGGTAACTCAATAACATCGCCTGCCATAAGTTTTCTGCCTATTGTATCCACCATTGTGTCTAAGTGAAATGTCATAAAAAGTGTATCATTTGATAAAAACATACCAAATTGTGTTAAATCAAAATCATTATCACCAACATTGTATGCACCACGTAATTCATAGATGTCATCACTATACTTTCTGTCTCTGTTTTCTAAAAATAATACATCTTGTATAAATGTTTCACCTGTTCTTTGATTACCATCTGACTCATAGTCATTCTGTTCTTGTGGTTGCGAAAAGTCATTGGTGTCACCTTGATCGTGTACACCTAGATATTTGTGTACATTTACACCTGTTCCGCCAGCATAAATGTTTTCCGCGACTATTCCGTCAATAAACTTGTAGTCGTTTCTTTTAACTGGATTCCATAAACTAATTTTAGGCATAACACTATTTATCAGATTGACAACGGATAATTTTTTTGTTATTATATAAACATGGAAACAATAGATTACATGATATTTGGATTTTGTATGATAGGTGTAGGTTGGACGTCATACAGCATTGGTTTTAAAGAAGGACTCACAATGGGTGCTGGACTAATGTGGGAAAAATTATGGTCCATGGGAAAACCTCGTAAAAGAGACCCAAGAATCAGAGCAGTAGAATTGACACGCGACGACGTTTTGTAATTGATAAAATTCTATTTGACACCCTTTTTGCCAAAAAAATTATATATAGTTTTTAAAATGAGTAATTACTGGTATGGCTAGAAAGAAAATACGTTCGGTATATGTTACCAAAGAACCCGATTGGAAGTCTTTGCGAATCATTGAGGATAAAGAAAAGCAAGACGAAGCATTTAGATCTTGCGATTACTTTGCTAGAACAGAAATACCCACAAAGAAAAAAGTTGAATCAACAAGAAAATGGATCAAAGAGTCTTCGGGTTGGAATAAAGAGGAAATTAAAATTATACTTGCCAATCCAGATTGGGCATTTAGTTCATCTTCAACGTTTTGGCTTTATGAAAAACTAGGATACATACCTGAATCCCTCATGTCACACTATATTAAAAGAAAAGAGGAGTGGTTAAAAAGAGGTAAAACAGTAATCGCTGAAAAAAAGGAGAAGGCAGAAGAGAAGCCGGCAAAGCCTAAAATCAGCATACAAGAAAGAATGAAACAGCAGGTATCAGATTTGTGTGGAGACTTTGAAGGTTTTATTGATGACCTCACAGACGGTACAAAAACTGTTAAAGATTTTGATCCATATAAAATGATGATTGTTTATCAACCAGAAATAAAAGGTCCTCATGCTAAAATAATCAAAGAAGACTTTGAATGTCAGTATCAAGAAGCATTAGAAGTACTTGAATGGAAAGATGAACAAATAAAAGAAGCATACTCGCATATGGATTTAAAAATGCGTAAGGCGTTCGTACAAGTGTTTGAAAAGATCAATACTGCTTGTGATACTATTATACAAACTAAAGCGACTACACGCAAGGCTCGTAAGCCTAAAGCACGGTCTAAAGAGACTATCGTGAAGAAATTAAAGTTTCAGATTAACGAACCCTCTTTAGGAATAGCAAGTTTGCCTAGCACAGAAGTTGTTTATGCTAACGAAGTTTGGGTTTATAACAGTAAAACTAGAAAGATTGGTGTGTATAAAGCACAAAACGTAGATCCAAAAGGTCTAGCAAGATCAGGCACAGGCTTAATGGTAAAAGGAACTACACTTATAGACTTTGACCCAGAAATAAGTGTACAGAAAACATTAAGGAAGCCAGCAGAAATGATTAAAGGTTTTGATGCTGGTAAACTTAAATGCAAAAAGTCCTTTGAAGATCTTACAACAACACCTACAAAACTTAATGGTAGATTTAATGAGCACACAATAATACTACGAACTTTTTGATAAATAGTTTACATGAGTGCAGAAGAAACCCCTAGAGATAAACTTATAAGTGAACTAAAGTTGCGATTAGGCGACGGTATGGTTGATGTTGAGTTAGATCCAGAACACTATAATTTAGCAATAGACAGAGCAATACAAACATTTCGCAGTAGAAGTGACGGTGCTGTAGAAGAAAGTTATGTCTTTTTACAAACCCAAGTTGACGTACAAGAATATACTCTGCCACAAGATGTATTAAACATAAGAAGAGTATATCGTAGAGGTGTTGGTGGCGGTAACATAGGTACAGGAACAAATTTTGATCCTTTTGATGTTGCCTTCCAAAACACATATCTAATTAATGCTGGTGTTGTAGGTGGTTTAGCAAACTATGACGCATTCACACAATATAAAGAAACACTCAATAGAATTTTTGGTGGAGAATATGACTTCACCTTCAATACAAATACCAAAGTACTAAAACTATTAAGAAAGATATCTGTATCAGAAGATATAATGATGCAAGTATCTAATTTAGTTCCAGAACAAAGTCTATTACAAAATGAATACACTCGACCATGGATGGCAGATTGGTCATTAGCAGAATCAAAAATGATGCTAGGTGAAGCAAGAAGCAAATACTCATCAGGCTTACCAGGACCAGGCGGTGCTGTACAGTTAAATGGTGAAGCATTAAAAAGTGAGGCCATGACTGATAAGGAAAGATTATTAGTTGCTATAATTAACATGGAAGAAGGAAATAAAAATTACGGCTTTGTTATTGGATAAATGAACACAATAGGATTATTAGGAAACATAGGATCAGGTAAAAACACCGTAGCAACATACTTAGCAACCAAAGGATGTGTTCCAACATCTTTCGCAGGCCCTCTTAAAGACTTATGTTCCAGCATATTTGGTTGGGAACGTGATTTGTTAGAAGGCGAAACAGAAGAAAGCAGACAATTTAGAGAAAGTGTTGACTTATATTGGAGCAAACAATTAAGCATACCTGAATTTACACCACGTTTAGCATTACAACTTATAGGTACAGATGTAATGCGTAATCATTTCCACGAAAACATTTGGATTAATAGTCTAGAATACAGAGTCAAAAAATTACATCATAAGAATGAATGTGTTGTAATAAGCGATTGTCGTTTCAGGAATGAAGTAGAATTAATAAGAAAAGTGGGTGGCACAATAATTTTAGTTCAAAGAGAAGAAAAACCAGACTGGTGGGAAATTGCTCTTAAAGCCAATCAAGGCGATGCTGTAGCAAAGCATATTATGTTAAGAGACTTTAAAGATGTACACACTAGCGAATGGGACTGGATAGGCAGTGAAATTGACTTTGTTATTAATAATGATGGCACACTCGAAGACCTATATGAAAACATTGATAAAGTTCTTGACAAACTTCCACAAAAACCGCAAATATTCAATGAAAACGGACTAGAATTAGTCTGAGGTATATTTATCTTTTTCGTCTAATTTTACAGATTTGACATTTCTATAATACCGCAAATAAGCATTTTTTTAATAAATACTACTAACCAATTAAGGTATAATAGGAGAATATTATGGCAACATTAGTATCACCTGGTGTAGATATCACCGTATCAGACGAAAGTTTTTATAGTCCTGGCGGACCTGGTACAGTACCTTTGATAATTATTGCTACGGCTCAGGATAAGTTAAATCCAGACGGAAGTGGTATAGCAGGTTTTACTAAGGCGGCTCAGGCAAACGAAGTGAAACTTATAACAAGTCAAAGAGAACTTCTACAACAGTTCGGTAACCCTGTTTTCAATAGCAGTGGTGGAAC